TTATCGATATTGAAAAAATAGAAGATTTTTTAATTAGTGATCAATTGTGGTGCGAGGTAATTTGTATGCAAAATCATATTACCATTATCCAACTCGAAACCTTTATAAAGTCTTTTATCGAACTTTTAAAATCCCGGGGCGAAACCGGAAAAACTCTCAATGATGCAAAGAGTCATTTTGCAAACTGGTTTAAATGCGAACAATCTAAAAAACAAAAAAATGGAAACAATCGGAGAAATTTGGAAACAACAAAATCCCATGCAAGTGAAACTTTGTGATCGGGAAAAGGTAGATCCTGTTTTAGTTTACCGGTATATGATCGAAATGATAAGAGATCAAGTAAGAAACCGGGGGCGGGAATTAATCTTAAATGAATTAAACAAAGATGTGATCGGTCAAATATCCCTATGGTATGCCAACAATGAAAAATATAAAGGAGATCTAAACAAAGGAATCATGCTCAGGGGGAGTGTTGGAACGGGTAAGACTATGATTGTTAAAGCACTTATTAAAACAATTCTTCACGGAGAAAAGATTCATGCTGCATTCATTCATGCAACTGAACTTCAGGATTTATACATGAATCAAAAGGAGAATGAAATACTAAGATTCAAAATTCTAAAGTATGCGATTATTGACGATGTCGGTGTCGAAATGGTCGAGGCGAAGAGTTGGGGGAATACCCGGGAGCCTTTCAATGACTTATTTGATTACCGATACAGAGAGAAAAAAACAACAATCATAACTACTAATCTAATGCCGTCTGATATTGAGACGCAATACGGAACACGAATAAGAGATAGGTTTCGGGAAAGCTTCAATGATCTTTTGTTGGACGGTGAATCACTAAGAAAATAATGGGAAATCTAAAAGACTATACAGCAAATTTTATAACAGCGATTAAAGGAGCCAACGAACCTGAAATCATGGGTGGATTAAAATCACTCAGGATAAATCACAACACAATTATTCAGGTACCGGCGGAAAAATGCACCGAAGCATACAGACAGGAATACATAGAAAGAATGAAATCAAAACAATACTAAAAATGAAAACAATCAAGTTACTATTTCTAATTATTGCATTTGCTTTTTCAAGTTGTGCAACAAACGGACTTCATAGTCGTAAATACCTTTATCACCCACATTCGAAAGTTCATAACGTGAATTCAAACGGACTTTATGGACACTCAACGAAGATTTGAAAACCAAGTACAAAGGGATTGTGACAAGGTAGATGAAAGAAGGGTTAACTTACTCCTGATTTCATTTGCAATCTTCTTTCTTGGATGCCTGATTTACTCATTCTTATTTTAAACCTCAAATTTAAACGCAAATGAAACAAAACATACCAACATACCCCACTTAGGGGAAAAATAGCACCCGGGGGAGAAAAACAGCACAAGAGTGTATATAGAGAGTAACCCGACACCTTCAACAGTAAAATGTATGAGGGATTTTTTATATCAAAAATAAATGAAAATTATTTTAAATTAATCATGATTTTTAAACTTTGTTTGTATTAACCATCAAATTAATACATTAACTAAATTAAAGCATTAATGAAGTATTAAGCAAGCATTAAGCATGTATTAAAACGGTGATATTAGGAAGATTTATTATTTGTTTATATAAAATAAGCTTTCTAAATTTGTAGCAAATTGTATAATAATCAAACAAATAAATACAATGTGTGCAGCACCAAAAGGACATAAGATGTGGGGAAACCCTTGTAATCAGAAAGCATACACTCCTGAACTATTTTGGAAGTGTGCCTGTAATTATTTTGAATGGTCTGATAACAATCCACTCCGTAAGGTTGAACAATCCAAACAACCTCAAAAACTACCTACCAACTTTGATAAGAAATTGCATGGAAGTATTAAAAACTTCTTAAAACAAACAATTGATTTACCTTTCACAAGAGCGTATTCGATTGAAGCGTTATGTAATCATTTAGATATCAGTGTACAAACATTTTTAAACTACGAGTCAAAAACTGGCTACGAAACATATTTTGATGTGTGCTTACGTGTTAGACAAATCATTAGTGCTCAACATTTCGAGGGTGGTATGGCAAATATCTTTAACTCGAATATGGCAATGAGAAAACTTGGTTTAGCAGACAAGCAAGAACTAACCGGCAAAGATGGAAAAGACCTGGTTACAACTATGACTTTCATAACTGACAATTCGGCAAAGCAAACATTTGCATCAAATGAGCGAGACGTCGACTAAACCGCCTCTCTTCTTTGAGAATAAAGATTCTAAAGAAAGAACAAATATTAACCAGGGCGGGACGAGTAGCGGAAAGACTTACACGATCATGGACCTACTCTTCTGTATTGGAATGGAAGAGGAAGAACAGGTTATAACAGTTGTAGGTCAGGATATACCGAATTTAAAAAAAGGAGCTTATAGAGATGCTAAAAAGATATGGAGCGATTCAAAAGTTTATCAACAATGGTACGGAAAACCGAATGAAACGGAACGAATCTTTACGTGTTTAAATGGATCTATCATTGAATTTAATTCATATCAGGACGAACAGGATGCAAAGAGTGGTAAAAGAGATTATCTATTTGTAAACGAGGCAAACGGTATTAGTTATCAAATATATTGGCAACTAGCCACCCGTACAAAGAAAAAGATATTTATTGATTATAATCCTACATTTCGTTTTTGGGCTCATGATATCGCAAGCGAAATAAATACGAAAGTTATCATATCAGATCACAGACACAATCCTTATCTAACACGGGAGCAACACGAACGAATAGAAGGTATTCAGGATAAAGAGTTATTCAAAGTTTATGCTCGAGGCTTAACCGGAAAGATAGAAGGTCTTGTTTATACCAATTGGTCACTGGTTGATGAAATGCCAAAGGATTACAAGAAGAGATTTACAGGGATTGACTTTGGATTCACCAATGATCCTACTGCCATAATTGATGTCAGACTTTCGGGCGGTGAACTTTGGTTAGATGAATACGAATACCGTACCGGAATGCTGAATTCAGATATTGCGAAAACTATTAAGGAGTTTGGAATAGAAAGAGTTGAAACCATTGCAGACTCAGCAGAACCAAAATCAATTGCAGAATTAAAGACACACGGAATAAGAATCGAAGGGGCTGTAAAAGGAGCGGATAGTATTAAAAACGGGATTGATATTCTAAAGCGATATCACTTGAACGTAACTAAGAGATCAAAGAATATCCGTAAAGAATTGCTTTCTTATAAATGGAAAGTTGACAGAGACGGTAACTTAACGAACGAACCGATAGATAACTTTAATCACTCATTAGATCCAGTTCGTTACGTTGCATTAAACAAATTAAATAATAAACCTATTGCCAAAGGCATTAGAAAAATATCCTACTAACATGATCCAGGAATTAAAAACACTTATCGAAAGTATTGAGGACGGTAATACCCTTTCACCTCTTTATCCTGTTGAGTATGAAGAAAACAAAATGATGAACTTAAAGGCAGACGAAAAGAGTTTAGACGCTCGATTTGCCTACATCGAGGAGTTTGTACAAGGATCATATACGCGTGAAAAATTCGTATTTCAAAAGATCACACAGGTACAGATTTACTTTTGCCGGTTCGCTGAATTTCAAAACTCTGCAATGGATCGGGAAAACTTAAGGAATCAGATTGAAAGCGAAATAGTAAGGCCGTTCATGAACGCTTATAACGATTCAGGAATATTTGACCGTGTTGATAACTTCAAGTTCTATACACCTCTTCCACGGTTCGACGCAAACGAAGTTAGTATCATGCTTCAATTCGATTGTAAACAAAATATATGCTAATAGCTCTGAGCGGGCTTTGTAAAACTCAAATAAAAACTATGGACTTTGGAGAAGCAATTAAAGCCTTGAAACAAGGTAGAATGGTGGCTCGTATGGGCTGGAACGGTAAAGGGATGTTTATATTTATGCGTCCTGCTGATGAATTACATATTGATTTTGTAGTTGACAAAGTGAAGTCATTACCACAAAGTGTAAAAGACTTTTATAATCAGGATCGTTTAGATCAGGATGGAAATCAATTGATTCAAGATGAAAATCAAGTAGTTAAATTCACTTCATATATTTGTATGAAAGCATTTGACGGCTCAATTGTAAATGGATGGTTAGCATCTCAAACAGACATTCTTTCTGAAGATTGGTGCGTTCTTGATTAATCATAAAGAAAGCAAAAAGAAACTTAGTAGCTGCTGAAATGAGAAAGTCTCAGCAGCTACTACCAAACAAAAGAAAGCAAACAACGAATTTTAATATCAAATAGTCAAAAATGAGATGGTACCCGAAACTAAACATACCCCCACCCGCTAAAAAATTAACTCATATCAACGTCAAAGCAGGTGATATGAACTTTGGACAGCGTATTGAATTGGGTAAAATTGCGGCTATGGATTGTTCGGAGCTTGAAAAGTTTGAAAAAGTATTCATTTGCCTGCATAAATTTAAACCAACTTTGAAAGAGTGTTCAGATCTATTAGATTATTTTACTGAAATCATTGAGGGTTTAAAGTTTTGGATTGATCAGGAAATAACCCTACTGAAATATAAACCTTCCATTGAAGAAAAAAGAGCCGGGGTAAAAGAACTCAGCGAAAAGATAGGCGAATTCGGAACGATCAAAGCACTGGCTAAAGCATACGGGAAAGATCCGGACGAAATACTTCTATGGAAATACGGTAAAGTATTTGGGATTCTCTTCACGGATTTGGAAGAGCATAAATTTCAAGTGAGATATAACAAAGTCATTGAATCAAAATTTAAGGTATGACAACTCAACAGATCCTAAAAGAAGAGCTCGACATTTTAAAATCTGATATCATTATCAGGCTTCAAAATAGTAAACAAGTAGCAAGCGGTGAAACTATAAAGAAATTTGAAACAGTCTCAAATAATTCAAACGGCCAACTGTTAGGAGCTTCTTATGTGGGCGTGTTTGAGAAAGGAAGAAAGCCGGGTGGAGTTCCCCGTGATTTTATAGAAATCTTAAAGAGGTGGTCGCAAGCAAAAGGAATGTCTTTTGAGAATGAAGACAAGTTTAATCTTTGGGCCAACGCTGTGAAATGGAAGATGATTAAAGAAGGAACAAAACTTTACCGATCCGGACAAACTCAGGATATTTTCACAACACCGATTCAAGACTTTAGTAATCGAATTGCACGAAGGTTTATAGTTTATTACGAAGCTCAAATATTTAATGAAATTTTTAACTTTTAAATCATGATCATAATTCAACACCCCGGGGAACTGCATACCATTTTCAATCCTTGCATTGTAAAATGTACAAAAGGAGTCGAAGACAAAGCCGTGATATTTATTGCCATTGGACTTGTAACTGTTTTGCCCGCTACCTTTATAACTTGTGAAAGAGAATATCTAAATAACGAGGCTGATTTTGATTTAAAGAAGATCCTTAGAAATGCGATCCAGGAAGGAATAACTTTAATTGATCCACTTTGGATTGATAAGAGTTTTTTTGTTGAGTATTCCGTTTTTGATAATCTAAATAATTTTATCTATTCTTCTACTGCTATCAATGCAGTGGTTCAACTTCAAGAATCAAGCAACCTAACTGATCAGCGGGGTCACTTCATGACAAGATTTGACAAGCTGAAAAGATATGAAGGTTACCCACTCGAGATAGTTGCTTTTACTTTTAGGACCGGACAATCATTTATTAGATTCGATGGTGATGCGTTCGCTCAGGTAAGCGCTAATGTATTTGTGATTCCTGTCTCTTCACTACATAACTCGATTGAGATAGGTAACCAAAACTTTGACGCTTATTTGAGAGATAACCAAGGCCGGATAATTAGTGATAATTTAGGAAATGGAATTACCTGGACTTCGACCGATTCAGACTACAAAGATTTTATCTTAGAAATTGAAAATCCTATCATGCCGGCAACTCCTTTTTATGTTCGTTGGAAAAACAGACAGGGCGGATGGGATTACTGGATGTTTGGTTATCGTCAATATTTTGACAGAAGCATTTCGAATCAATTAACTTTCAATCCTTACATTCAAGATCAACAATCAGTAAAAGGATTTTCTAATCTGGTAACTCTTGATGGGGTTGAAAAGGTAAAGGTTGGATCAAGCGGGATGATTCAAAATGATTTCGATTGTGTAAGCCTTCTTGTTTACTCACCCGAAATTCAGAGGTTCAATGAAGAGGTTCAGCTATGGCAAACTATTTTTATTGATGGAGATGGGAAGAGTGAGAATGACACACATGATATCTTAAAGGATTTAGAATTTACTTTCTTGTTACCAACTCCACAACTGCAATTCTAATGAGTGTATACGAAGCCATATTAACCTTAGAACCGACAATGATAGATTTACTCTTATCTAAAGGGTATATGCGTTCATCTGTTCAAAGGGACTTAGTGATTTATAAATTCTACATGAATGAGAGAATCACTTTAGGTTATTTACAAGCACGCACTAATACGGCTGAGAAATTCTTTACTTCAGAAGAGACTATTGCACGCATAATTCAAAGAATGAAATAATGTACAAACTACTGATTGAAATAGAAAACGTGTGGAGCGTAGTTGATTTGGGTGATGATAAGCCGGCGATGAATTACCAGGCGAATAATATCGCAGAACTAAAAAACCGTCAAGCGGATTATTCTCAAAATTTGAAACTTCCTCCTACTAAGAATAATTGCCAACTGTTTGGTAATTCAGATTCTTTCGATGTGATAACTGGGTTTCCATATCAGAAACATAATTGCAGACTTTATTCAGATGATTCAATTCTCGCGGGTCCTGGATCATTCCTAATCTTAGATAAAGTAACAGATTCTTTTGAGGTTCAAATCTTAAGTGGTAATGCTGATTTATTCACGACGTTAGGAAATAGCAAGATGTTGGATTTGGATTTAGGAAGTATAATAAGAAACCTTGCTTCTTTCGACCCTGTAAATTTTAATAAGTACTGTTTTGCCGCATCTACATTTTTAAAGGGTGGATCAAGTGTATATCATACTAATTTAGATAGTCTATATCCTTTTGTATTTATAAAACCAATCATTGAAAATATACTTAAATCAAACGGATATAACCTTCCGGATGGAATTTTCGAAACTAATTTACTCGATGATAAGTGGAATAAAAAAGCTTTGTCCATATGTTCTATTAATTCAAGCCCGGATAGTTTAATAATGTTTGACGCCGAATGTTTAAGGAGTGAGCCGGTATATTGGGTCGGATACTTTCAAGCCGGTATTTATCGAGATAATATAACCAAGAATGCAAATGGAAATTTTTCAATAGTAGGAAGTAATCTTGAATATCATGTTTCTGTTAATTGCACGATGGTTTTAAACTTTTCGATTTTTGGATTTAAAGATACTTCAAGTAGCTTGGGTGATATTACAATTATAATTAAGAATATGACTCAGGACACCGAATTAATGACTTACTCAGAAAGATATACTTTGGATGATAGCGTACCATTTATTTTCAATGCAACCGAATCATTCAATGAAGGTGATGTGATTCAAGTGAGCATTACTTCAAGTGATAATGTAAAGATTCAATATTCTCTTTCATTTTCTCAAATGGTTGGTTCCACAGTCCCGGTAGGAGGTAAGCTTTATTTTGCTCCTAATTTGGGCTTTGATACTCAACTTGATTTCTTTAAAATGTTTGTTCAGTTATTCGGTCTTACCGTATCAGCAGACAATGAAACTAAAACGGTAAAGGCCTACACGATGCAAAAGCTTTACGATAATAAACCGATCGCAAAAGACTGGAGTAAAAAACTGCATGATATAAAAACAAATGAACTTAACTTTCAAACTCTTACAGCTTCTTATGGACAATCTAACTTTATAAGGTTCGATGATAATACAGATGACAATGTAAAAGATTCCGGATCTTTCCTTATTCAAAATAATACTTTACCAATTACAAAGGATCTATTCGGAATAAAATTAGAATCTGGGCTAGACAATATCGTATCAGGAAAGTTAGTTGCAAATATTCCAATTCAAGAAGTTGACAAAGATGGAGTAATTTCATTTAAAGGTGGTAAGCCTCACATAGTAGATATCTCTACAGGGAGTACGATTGATATGATAATTTACGGAAGCCTATTTAGATATCATATAGCTACTCATTCAAAGGCTCAATGGTTTGTAGATACTTTTTATCCTGGCCTTATTACAATGCTATCAGATGCAAAATATAAGATAGATGAAATGTATTTGACCGATCAGGATATAGAAGAGTCTGATCCATTCATTCCTGTTTATATTCAAAAATATGGGAAGTATTTTTATGTAAATAAGATTAATAATTATATCTCAAAAACTTTAACCAAGGTAGAACTTGTAAAACTTTAAATCATGTCAGACGAAACAAAAAAAGTTCTCTTAAATGTAGAGATAAATAACACAGAGGCTGTTAAGAGACTTGCAGATACTAAAGTTCAGGTCGCCGGATTAAGAGCGGAACAAAAGAACCTTGACATGTCCACCGAATCAGGACGTCAACAATTTGAGATTTTAGGACAACAAATTAAAGCTCTAAATGCAGACGCTCTGACTTATCAGAAAACTATTCAAAGCAACGTAAAAGCTCAGAATGAAGAGTCAACATCTATTCAAGGCCTAAAGGCTTCACTTTCTCTTCAAACAGCAGCTTATAATAAATTAAGTGAAGCGCAAAGAAATGATACAGGCGGAAAGGCAGCGCAAGCGTCCATCAAGGCAACGTCTGATTCACTTAAAAAACTTGAAAGTGATTTAGGCGATAATCACAGAGAGGTAGGAAATTACGGAAATGCTTTAGGAAAACTCCCCGGGATTTTTGGAGAGATGCAAGAAAAAGGACAATCCGTTTTAGTGGCTTTAAGAACTCGATTCGAAAGTACTAAAGATATGGTTATGCAGTATTCAGAAGCTGTGAACGTATCAAAAGCGGCACAAGCTGAGGCATCAGTAGCAGCAGAAGCAGCCGCAGTAGCAGAGACTGAACTTGCAGCAGCAGAAGCAGCGGGAACTGCAACCTCGACACAGGCCGCAGCGGCTGAAGCATTAAGAGGAACAGCGACTGCAACGGCTACGATTGCCACTGAAGCAAGCAGCGCAGCAATGAAAATCTTTAAAATAGCTTTAGCAAGCACAGGAATAGGGCTTCTTGTCGTAGCTTTGGGTGCTGTTGTATCATATTTCACTCAAACAAATGAGGGATCTAAACTATTTTCCCGCCTTATGGCTGGGATTAATGCTGTGATTCAGACAGGAGTTAAGATATTAGGGTCGTATGGTAAGCTTTTAGTTGATATTGTTACGTTAAATTTTAAAGAAGTTGGTAACGACGTAGGTACTTTGGTGAATAATGTAAAGAATGCCGGTACTGAAATGGGAAAAACTTACGAAGCTGGGCGGAAAATAACAGATGATAGACAGCGATTAACCAAAGCAGAACGTGAATGGTCAACTGAGAAGATCAAACAACAGGGTATCATGGATGTTTTAGCCCTTAAGCTTAGACAAGGTGACTTATCATCAGCCGAAAGAAGAAAAGCAAAAGACCAGGCTATGAAAATAGATGAGATGATCTACGATAAAGACATGAAATATGCCAAAGAAAATCTCAGAATTGTAAACGCTGAACAGGCACTTAAATCAAAAAAAGATTATCAGGCTATTGCCGATGCAAAGAACAGAGTTGAACAGGTAACCGCTGAAGATAACAAATACGAGCAGAGCATTAAAAACAGAATGGGTAGGATAAATAATTCTGATGCTAAAAATGCAGCTTCAAGAATTAAAACGGAAATTTCTACCACCGAAAAATTGCTTTCCGAACGTGGAAAATCCTTAGACGCTCTTGAAAAAAGTTCTCTTATTTCAGAAGATGTTTATAATGCAAGAATTAAACAAGTAAAAAATCTTCAGATCGAAGAATTAACCTTACTTGAAAAGAAAGCTATTGCAGAAAAAATGAGTGCTAACGCTATTTTCATAGCAAAAGAAAATATCAATCAAGCCTCATTAAAAAGACAAAAGGACTTAATCACTGAAAGAACGAATCTTTTAATCGGTGCACTTCAATATGAAATGACTCTTGAACGAAGTAAGGAAGATGAAATTATTGCAGGTAAAAAACAGACGATTGAACAGCAATACTTTTTAGAACTTGTAAGAATAAAACAGGATCGAGACGAACAGATCAAAGAACAGAATTTAAAACTATCCGCTGATCCACTTTATCAATTAGAACATGACAAACAAATCGCTCTGATTACTCAACAGTCAAGAACTAAAGAAGCTCAAGCAAATACCGCTTTTGATGAAAAGGAACGATTAAGAAAATTAGACGCAGCACAAACCGATTTAAATAATGAACTCGAATTAGTTCAGGGGAATATTGATTTAGAATACTCATTGAAATTAAAAGGACTCGAAGCCGAAAGGAAAGCTGAACTATTGGCAGCCGAAACAACCGGTGCCAGTGCTCTTTTAATTAATGCGAAATTTAATAAGTTAGAAGCGGATAGCAATACCGAAAAATTTCAAAAGAAATTCGAAGCAATTAAACAGTGGGCTGATGAATCATCGAAAATTCTTACAGCCAGTAACGAACTTTCAAAACAGATCGAAGCCGGACAACTTCAAGACGCTGAAGAATCGAACACAAGTAAAACACAAGATTTAGACGATCGACTTTCTAAAGGTCTTATTTCTCAAAAGCAACATGATGCCGGGGTCGCAGCTTCAGCGGCCGATCTGGATAAGAAGAAAAGAAAAATAACTCACGACCAGGCAGTAAGAGAAAAGGAGCTTAATATTTTAAGTGTGATAATAAACACAGCAGCGGCAATTATGGCACAATTAAAAATAGGTCCGGCCGGTATTCCTTTGTCAATTGCGGCAGGAGTAACAGGAGCTATTGAGTTAGCTACAATTATAGCTACTCCCGTACCGAAGGCAAGTAGAGGTTTATTATTAAAAGGCAAATCTCATGCACAAGGAGGGATTCCCATTGAAGCTGAGGGAGGGGAAGCAATAATTAATAAAAATAGTACTTCTTTATTTGGCCCGATCCTTTCGGCAATGAATGTTGCCGGTGGTGGTGATGCATTTTCAAATCAACCTTATACTATTCCGGACGGGGGTTATACAGTTAGGCAGTCTCAGAACTCAGGAGGAAACGGAATCACAAAGGCTGAAATGGAAGAGATCATGAAACAATTAAAAGTTTATGCAGCTATTCAAGACATTCGAAAAGCTGATGAAAATTATACTAAAATAGAGGATCGAGGATCTTTTTAAAAATATATTATTTGTTGTTGTGAAGGGTTGGGGCTGTGAAGTTCTGACCCTTTTTGTTTACTGTCATAAAATTGACATTTGCAAATATTATCTTAAATATACTTTTGTAATGCTTAGTTAAAACAAAATGATAGTAGATGAAAGAAATCAGAGTTTATAAAGACATTGACAAAGAAGATATTTTCTTTTCGTTTTTCGGAGAAGAGGACCCATTTTCTTTTTCGGCTGATTCTATCCACAAAGTTTTTGACGAAAATCCGGAAGAAAACGAATTCAAATTCAACATTGATTGTAACGGTGGAACAGTCTCAGAAGGATTAAGAATTTACGATGTAATGCGTACATCCGGTAAAACTCTTTATTGTAATATCGAGGGCGGTTGTCATTCAATGGCAGTAGTTCTACTCTTGGCCGCTCCAAAAGAAAACCGTACAGCAAACCCAAATTCACGGGCACTCATTCATGAAGTTCGAGGGGGTTCATGGGATATGCTTAGGGCTGAAGAGATGAGAATCTTAGCTGATGCAATCGAGGTAGAACAGAACGCAATTCTTGACATTTACGCTGAACGTACCTCTTTCGATAGAGTCGAGTTAGAGCTTCTTATGAAAGAAGAAAAACAACGTACAGCCTCTGAGTTACTTCAATATGGATTCATTTCAAAAATAAATATTTACAGTACTAACAAAAAACCAAAAAACCAAATGAGCAAAACTGCTATTACGGTTCAGGAGCTTTTAAATCAAACGAAAGAGTTTGGTAAAAAACTTAAGAATCTTTTGGAGGGCGAAACCGAACCTGTTAACCAGGATTGGACGGATGCCGATGGTAAAGTATTGTTCACGTCTGAAGGCGCTGAAGCTGACTTGGTAGTTGGTTGCGTTGCTTCTCCTGATGGGACATACGAATTACCCGATGAACGTACGGTTATTGTAGCCGGTGGAGTTGTGACAGAAATCACAGAACCGCAAGCCGATGCAACCGAAGTTGAAAACCTTGAAGCACAAGTTGAGACGTTAACCAACGCTCTTACTGAAGCTCAAAATCTCATTACTGAACTGAGCAATCATGTAACAAGTAATTTTGTTGCTACACCAAGGACCAAAAGCCCGGGTAAACCAGCAAACAAAACCTTAACAGGCGAAGAGTTACGAAACCAAACACGTGAAAAACGTGCTAAAATGAAAGGAGAAACCAAAT